TAGTTCGGGCGTGTACAAGCCTGTGGCCACATTGGTCTTTACAATCTCATACAGGTGAGGAGGCGTGTAGGTTCCATAAACATCTTTTCTTAGCATGCTGAGTCGCTGTTTGCCAGCCACAAACTGATAGTTGGTGTGTCCGACCCCGGGATTTGATTCTACATCAATCAAGTCTACAATAGCTCTGAGCGTGATACCATCAATTTCTCTTGTGTTGATCCCATCATAAAAATGCAATTGTGCCTTGATTTCTACCATGCTCTGACTAACATCTGCAATGCCGGCACATACTTTTGCAATCTGTGTTTGCCATTTTTCCAACGCCAAGGGCTCGCGGAGGCCATTGCGCTTTTGTACTGTGATTGTTTTCATTATTACCTAATTTGTTGTTTTATTTCTTGCTGACTAACACTGTGATAGACTTTGTAAGGTCCTGGGTTGATATTTACGACTTGTTCAGCGTCCCAATTAAGTATATATTTCTTTTTGTCTACCAAGACTAAATTGTCACTACTGGTGTCTACCAAATGGCAATCCTGCAGGTCAGCACGATCTAGCATAGCTATAGTATACACGATTCCCAGCCCGCGAGCAAGACCGCAATACATGTTGTCGCTCAATAATTGCCAGGGATCTGGCCAAGTCAGCTGGTCATCCCAGTGCAAATGGTAAGCACGCCATGGGGCACAAAACCACCAGGCGTTGATCAGGCGCAGAGCCAATTCAGGATCGGCACTAGCAGCGTGGGCTCGGAGTTGTGACCAACTCTCCAGCCTTTGGGCAAAGGTGGAGGGCCACATCAACCGAGATTGGTTATTGAATAATTGATTGTGCCCGAAACCGTGTTGGTTGAAGAATAAGAAATCAGTACGTTGGCGCCGTCGGGTGCAGCAGTCAACGTGACTCCTGTGGCAGCGTTTTCCACGTATTCGTCAGTGTATGAGAATCCTGTACCCAGTGCAGCCTGCCCCTTGACAGCCGACAGTGTGCCAGATCGTCGATACACGTCACGAACAATGGTATAGTCCATTCGAAAACTACTGATGTATGTGCCGCTGATATAGGCCAGGTTGGCTGAAGAATTGTTGGCAATAATGTCCTGTATGCCTGCGGTGCGTTGATAGGTGCCCACAGCTATCTGATTGGCCACAGTGAGGTCTGCCACATTGCTTTCATAGAACACAATGTTGCTGACATTCATGCCCAGAGCAATGCCGTTGAGATTGTTCAGTTTGATTCTTGGATGCAGAGCATCGGCATACTGAGTGGTTCTTTCAAACATGTCGCCTATGCTGACATTGTTGTTGCCATTGATGTCAATCACCGGAGTGACTGGTGTTGTGGTACCTTGGAACCAGTTGCCCACATCATAGAAAGTGTTGTAGGCCGTGGCATTGAGGCCAACGTTCACAATGCTAATGCCTTCGGCGTAGACATTGTCAAAGGTATTTTGCACAATTCGCACACCAGTTGGTCCCACAGCAGGTGCCACAGCGTTGCCAAGATACACGCCCTGATACAGGGTGTCAAATGTACTGTTGCTGATGGTGCAGCCTTCAATTTGTTCATCTGTGTTGGTGCCCCAGACCATGCCAGAGAATTCACAGTTGTTCCAGACCACATGTTTGCAAATGTAGCTTCCGGTGCTGTTCCAGACCACACAACTGGTATCAGCAGTGGCAGTTTGCAGTGTGGTAGTTGTGCCAGGGCCAGCAACAGACACACTGTCAAAAACGCAATTGTCAGCAGCCTCAATCAAGATACCATTTTGTTCCGTTTGATTTGTTACAAATCTCATGCCTGAAATTTCAACTGACCCTGGCTGCAAGGCGCTGTTGGATCCAATGTTCAGTCCAGTTTGTTGTAGACTGTCTGTGGTTCTTGCCATGTAGGCTGGCAATGATTCTGCCAGCCAGTATGTGGCAGATCCAATGGCTGTGCCAATGGGCACAGCAGCCAGGCTTCGGTAGTAGGCAGCGGTGCCGGCGTCATAAACCAGCACACCCGATGCATACGCAATGGTGTTGGTCCAGGTCTGCACTTGAAAGTTGATGATGGTTGACTGTGCGCCTTCACCGTACAATTTGCAGAAAGGCGGAATCAACAAGGTGTCTGTGATAATGTATACGCCAGCAGGGAAAAATATACTGCGACGAATTTGCGGATTTACTTCACGGCAATATATTTCATAAAATGCTCGATTGATGTCTGCTGTAACATCTGTGGTTCCGTCGCCAGTGGCTCCAAAGTCAGTGATTACTGCATAACTGTCCAGTCTTGACTGTAGACTTTGACTCTCAGGTGTTCCGTTGGTTGCACCAGTTTGCACAGCATATCCTGCTGCGGCACCTTGATAGGTGTATTCAGTAGCGTAGCTAAGAATATCACTAAATTCAGTCAGTACTTCGGTGTTGCCAATGACTGGAGCACCTTCAGCAATGGTGCCGTTGCCAATGTAGAGTTTGCGATCATCAATTGCCCACCCTAGTTCAGCAGCAGCCAGGGGCTGTGGTAGGTCAGTTGCAAGACCTTTTCTTTGAGTTATTCTGGAGATTTGTACAATTGCCACGATGATAGTCCTTGAAGTATCACATATTTAGCGTGTGGCGTAGTACTGCTCAACTCGTTTCATCCACTCATTGTTCCAGTGTGCAAACTCATCGCCTTCAATCACATACTCTGTGTACACGGGCTTGCCCAAGTTGCCGTCGGCCAGCACATCGGGCTGTTGGGCCATTAAAATAACGCCGCAATCAATGGTTGTGCCGTGGGTTTCATTGTGTGCTGCTGCATATGCTGCCAACTGCACAAAATAATCATCAATCCATTCACGCTTTTTGGGCTTATTGGTCTGCTTGAAATCCATGATAGCGGGGCGGCCTTTCCACACACCCAAACAGTCCGTGGTACCAGCATATAACCCACTATAATAAACAGGAACTTCTGCACCCCAAAATTCATTCACATGGCACAGGCCTTGCAGAATAACTTCTGCTGCCATGAACCAACTAGGGTGAGCAAAGGGATTGCCAGGCAAGGGTTTCATGTCATCATGCAGCATGTAGTGCTCTAGATAGCTGTGCATGCGTGTGCCTCGATTGGCAGCTTCTGTGGTGATTTCTTGTGCCTTTTGCTCGCCTACTCGCTTGCGCCAATTGGCCAAGACTTGACGTTTTTCTTCTGATTTGGTGCGATCCAGGATTGTGGTCACACTGGGTACCTTGCTGCCGTCGGGCAGGCAGTAGTGTCGCTTGCCGTCTATGGTTTCTCTATTGATGGGTGTGTAGTTGTATCGGTTGACTATCATTTAGACTCTAAAACTTTCTCCGCAACCACAACGGTCACGTTCGTTGGGATTTGAAAATTCAAACCCTTCATTGAGGCCTTGGCGAACATAATCCACAGTCATGCCATCAAGATATACTTCGTGTTTTTTATCTACCAGCACAGCAAAATCAGGCTGAACATAATTTATGGTACTGTTGTCACTGGATTGTGTATCAACATATTCTAACACATAGGCCAGTCCCGAGCAACCGGTGGTTTTTACCGCCAGGCGGATGCCTATGCCACCGCGTTTTTCTAACAATCTTTTGATTTTGGTTCGGGCGGTGTCAGTGAACAAGATCATGTTTGATCCGGTAGTCAGCTACTGCCGCTTTGATGGCATCTTCCGCAAGTATTGAACAGTGAATTTTAACAGGGGGAAGGGCAAGCTCAGTAGCAATTTCGCTATTTTTGATCGTTTCCGCCTGCTCAAGGGTACGTCCTTTGACCCACTCAGTAACAAGCGAACTTGACGCAATCGCGCTGCCGCAACCGTATGTTTTAAATCTTGCATCTGTGATTACTCCGTCAGTGACTTTGATTTGCAGTTTCATCACGTCACCGCAGGCAGGAGCGCCCACCATGCCGGTTCCTACATCTGTGTCTTCCTTAGAGAAAGAACCTACATTGCGTGGGTTCTCATAATGATCAACTACTTTTTCTGAATAAGCCATACTGGTTCCTTATATTGATTATACTACCAATGGGCCAACCAGTCAACCAGTTTGATTACATTGGGCGTTTCATTGCTGACTTGGCAGCAGCAGCAACAATGTCCTGTGCTCGGTCAACTGGCATGGCAGTTGGGCCAGTTTCGGCACCTTTGAAAGTGATCACACCCGAATTGGGATCCAGGGGTTCTAACAAATTACTCAATGGGGTCTGCCCAATTAGATCGCCTAGATTTTGAGCATTGACATTGATGTCTAGGCTTTGTGCCAGACTAATAAATGCTGCTTGACTGATTTGTTTTTGTGCGTTGGTATCGTTGGCACGACCGTTTAGAAAAGCCACCAGACCCGTCAGTGCGTTGGGATCTGGTGTAGATGAAGCAACTTCATCTATGCGCATTATCTACGTGCTCGTCCAAGTGCCGCAGCAGGAGGTTCAGCAGCCATGTCAGCAGCAGCCATGTCAGCCACAGCAGCATCAGCACCTAGATCGTCGGCGGCAGCCATGTCAGCACCAGCAGCACCTATGTCAGCACCGGCCATGGCAGCATCCGCTGCTCCAGGAACAGCGCCGCCAGGGGCAGCTTGTCCAGTTACCACATTCAATGCAGTGTCCAGTTGTTGTTTGGCACCTTGCAGATTGCCAACCAGACCGCTGAGTGCAGCAGTGGCATCGGTATTGAATTGTTGAGCTTGTTCTATGCCCACTTGATTCTTGATTGAATCCACCAGAGCTGGCAGTTCTTTGAATTGTAATTCTGTAACATCTTCCAGCATGCCTTGCATTTTGTCCACCATGTCTTGTGCAGCCAGCACAACTTGAGCTTGCTGAACTTCGCTTTCGTTTAGGCGTTTCATTGCGCGGCGCAAACGGCTTTCGGCGGCCATCATAGCAGCGCCGGCCACGAGTTTTTGTTCTTCGGGGTTGAGTGTTTGTCCAGCAGCAGATTTTTTAATTGCAGCATCAACTTTGGGATCCTTGGCAGCAGTGCCGGGTGCAGCAGGCTTGGGCTGTGCAGCAGCGCCAGCAACAGGTGCAGTACCAGCAGGTGCAATTGGCAAATTCTCTTCGTGCAAGCGGCTGGATAGAGCTTGCTCCATCATTACCAATTGCAAGTATTTTGGGTCACGTTCGCTGGTGTGGCGTGCAGCGGTGGCACGATGCTCACCCAATACTCCGCGCACACGAGTCAGCATCTGTTTGGTTTGGCCACGAGTAAGTTGGTCAAAACTAATACGTGAACCAAAGTAACTTTCGAATACTTTGGCTATTTGCTTTGATGGCTTAGGTGCCGATAGTTCTGTCAGTTTCATTGTTGAATCCTCTAATCTGTATGTATTTAGCCTGGTTTACACATTTCTCCAGTTCAGTACTTACCAAATTGTACTGAGCTATTTTTGGCTGAATTTTTGTAGTTGCTATTTCGTAGAAATCTTCGCTGCGGCTTTGTTTGCCCACAGTGCTACGGCAGTATATGTCAGCAGCCAGTGTTTGTTTTTTGCGGTCTAGAATCATGATCATGTTGCATAGCCCGTACTGGTGTTGTATGTCTGCTGTACACCAGCTCATGGCCACACGTTTGTTGGTAAACCGGCTTATTTCGCGGTCCCAGGAATAGACTCTAGCACAGTCTGATTCAGTTACAATACGATACTTGCCAAACACAATCACAGCACCGTCTTCATCGGTCAGTATCATCTGGTTCACATGACGTTTGAGTTCACGTTCAGCCCAACGGTCAAGTTTTTGCTGTTGTTTTTGTATCATAACGTCCGTATGTAATGTGTTGCCAACCAGCCTATAGTGCCCAGCAACACACCAATAATTCCTATGCCCCAGCTCAGCAGCTGATCAGTTCTTTTTTGAGTGGATTTTTCCAT